CTCTTTCCCGTATCCCAAACGAATGTGACAGATCTGAACGGATCAGATCCGATCGAGCCGGATGCCGGTATATTTGGGCGAACTGAGCCGAGATTGGTTACGCCGGCGTTGGGGCACGAGAGTTTCGGCCCTGTTGTTGCCGAGTGGGTGCAGCGCAATCTTGATTATGAGTTGATGGATTGGCAGCGCACCGTGCTGGCCGGCCAGTTGACGCATGATGGCACCGGTCAACTTGAGTTCAGCGAGTCAATGGTGTCGGTCGGCCGGCAGAACGGCAAGTCGTGGTGCATGGGCGGTCTGATCTGTGCCTGGCTTACAGATTTGACCGAAGAGTTCGGCAAACCGCAGGTTGTGATCTCTGCTGCACACAAACTTGACCGAGCGTTTGCTTTGTTTAAAGAATTTGCACCTGTGCTTGAGGCGAAGTACAACGCCAAGATCAACTGGTCGTATGGCCGTAACTTTGTTGAGATGCCGAACGGCTCGAGGTGGCATGTCACAGCTGCGACACCGCAAAACGCTCACGGCGCTTCAGCCGATCTTGTTTGCCTTGACGAGATTTGGAGTATCGGCCCCGAAGTGATCTTTGATGCGTACCGGCCGACAATGACCGCACGCCCCAACCCGCTTATGTCAATGTGGAGCACGGCCGGCGACGAATCATCAAAAGTCATGTTGCAGCTGCGTGAGCAGGCAATTCACTCAATCGATAACGGTACCCGGTCAGGTTTGTATTTTGCGGAGTGGTCGCCGCCACCTGGCGCACCGCTTGAGAACCCTGATACGTGGCGCTGGTCAAATCCTGCGATGGGTACAACCATTACGGCGGAGCGTCTGCGCAGAATGTCTGAAACACCAAACAAACAGGCGTTTTATCGTGCTCATTGCAACGTCTGGATCTCTGCCGCTGCTTCATGGCTACCGGCCGGCCTATGGTCACAACTTGAGACCGATGATGCAATGCCGGCTGGTGGTGTGCTTGCTATTGATGCCGATGTGACTGATCTGCGATACTGTGGGGTTCGTGTCGCACCGAGACCCGATGGAACGTTGCAGGTCAAAACCGAGTTTGTCGTTGAGTCGGCCGAGGCTATGTGGGAAGCAGCCAGAGTGGTCATGGGCGACCCGAATGTGCAGCTCTTATTATCGCCCGGCCTTGCTGCGCTTTGCCCGCTGGACATGTCTAGACGTATGGCCGACTGGGGACAACGAGAAATAACCACCTACACATCTGTGGTGCGCAACATGATTCTTGAACGAAAACTTGTGCACTCCGGTCAAATGGCGTTAGCCGAACAAGTACAGCGCGCCGTGTCAGGCCGAGTCGGCGCAACAATCACGCTGTCATCACAAAAGTCGCCCGGCCCCATCGAGCAATGCCGATGCATGGTCGTGGCCGCCGGCATGGCCGCAAAGCCACAAGGCAACGTGCGCAAACCGATGATCGGCTCAGCCCGATAAATTACACAGGTGTCATTGACATATCCACAGCCGTTGTGGAAAACTCGCACGCGTGGGTCTATTTCGCACTAAGCCGGCACCGGCCTTCGGTGTGTCTGAAGTAAAAGCCGCTGCGGGTGGCGCGGGTAGGCCCGGCGCGTTCACGTTCTACTCAGTCGGTGCTGGGACTGAACGCGCTTTGTCAATCCCGACCGTGAACCGTGCAGTAGGTCTTATCACCTCAACTATCGCCGGTCTCGATTTGAAGCAGTACACGTTGGCTTGGGATTCAGAATCCGAGGAGTACGAACGGATTTACATTCCCGGTGAGTCATGGTTTACTCGGCCTGATCCGAACGTGACACGCAACTTCATCATGTCGGCCACCGTAAAAGATCTCATGCTCATCGGCCGGAGTTTTTGGTACGTTTCAAGTAGATACAGCACCGGATTTCCTGCATCGTTTACATGGCTACCGGCAGACCAAATCACAACACTCGATCAGGCCGGCCCCGAATGGTTCGGCCCGTCAAACGACATACAATTTAACGGCGTACAACTTGACACAAACAACGTCATACAGTTTCTGTCACCGCTTGACGGCATCCTGTGGACAGGCAACCGTGCAATCGACATCGCGCACCGCCTCGATGAAGCCGCAAAACGCTTCGCATCAACCGAAATCGCAGCCGGATACCTACAACAAAAAGACGGCGAACCAATGGCCGGCGACGAACTGTCAGAACTTGCTGGCGCATGGGCCGACGCACGTTCAAGCCGTGCAATCGGTGCGCTCAACCAGCATGTTGAGTGGGTGGAGTTCAAATCAAACCCGGCAACGTTGCAGCTGATGGAAGGCCGGCAGCACGCCGCCCTCGAGCTCTCACGCGTATGCCAAGTACCGGCATGGCTTGTCGGTCTCAGCGTAGGTGGAATGACTTACCAAAACAGCCAACAGGCCCGCACAGACCTGATCATGTTCGGTGCTTCACCGTTCATTAATTGCATCCAAGAAACACTTTCGCTTGACAACGTGACACCAAAAGGCCGACACGTAGAGTTCGATGTGCAGCGTTACCTTGAAGGCGCAGAAATCATGCACGACATCCCTGTTGAATCCCCAGTTGGAGAACCAGCCAATGATTAGATTTACCGCACAATCAGTCACCCTTGACGCAGCTGCAGGCGACCAGCCCCGCACCATTTCAGGCATTGCTGCCCCGTACGGCGTTAACGCAAACGTCAGCACAGGACAAACCATCCGCTTAGAAGCCGGTTCGCTACCCACAGACGGCCCTGCCCCTCGGCTGTTGCTCGAGCATGATTCTTCGGCGCAGCCGGTGGGCATGGTCACCGCACGCGAAGACACGCCCGACGGGATGCTGTTCACCGCAGAGATCGCACGCACCCGTGCCGGCGATGACCTCGTAGAACTGCTCAAAATGGGTGCCTATGACTCGGTGAGCATCGGTATTGAGGCAACCGACGTAGAACAAGACGGCCGCACCACCATTGTCAAAGCAGCCAACTGGAAAGAACTATCAGTCGTATTTGAACCGGCGTTTGCCGCCGCAAAAATCACACAAATCGCCGCATCCGCTGAGGATGAGGAGAGCACCGAAAACCCCGAAACCACTTCCGAGGAGGAAGAACCAATGTCAGAAAATGCCCCTGAGGTCGTGGAAGCAGCAGCCGAGCCGACCCCAACCGCACCTATTTACGCTTCAGCAAAGCGCGAAGCACGCCTTCCATCGGCAACCGAATGGATCGCCGCAGCTCTTTCAGGTGGCGACACCTGGCACCGCATGAACGACCTCGTGCGTGCAGCTGCACCGGATGTCATCACGACCGACACGCCCGGCATTTTGCCAACCCCAATTGTCGGCCCTGTTTACAACAACTTTGTTGGCAACCGCCCAGTCGTCGACGCAATCGGCGCAAAGGCGATGCCAGGTGGCGGCAAAGTGTTCATTCGCCCAGAGGTCACCACGCACACCTCGATGGCTGTGCAGTCAGCAGAAAACGCTGCACTTCAGTCTGGCACCTTCGTTGTGTCCTCCAATCAGGTCACCAAAGGCACATACGGCGGCTACGTCACCATCTCCGAACAAGATCTTGACTGGACAGATCCAGCCGTGCTTAGCCTCGTGCTTGACGACATGGGCCGCATCTACGCTAACACCACCGACAACGTGGCCGCAGATGCCCTGCTCGCAGGACAAACTCAGACACAGGTACTCACCGACCCAACGTCACCATCAGAATGGGTGAGCGACATCTACGCCGCAGCCTCAACCATCCTGACAAACAGCAACGGCGGCTACGCCACGCACCTGTTCCTAGCACCAAACATGTGGTCAGCACTCGGCCAACTGGTTGACTCAACCGGTCGCCCATTGTTCCCGCAGGCCGGGCCGCTTAATGCATACGGCGCTGTCAGCCCAGTAGCCGGCACCGGCAACGCTTTCGGTCTCACCGTTGTTGTTGACCGCAACTTCGCTGCCGACACCGTCATCGTTGGCGATCCAACCGGGTTCGAAATCTTCGAACAGCAGAAAGGCGCAATCTCGGTTGAGGTTCCTTCAACGTTGAGCCGCACCCTCGCATGGCGTGGCTACTTCGCAACGTTGATGATTGATCCAACCAAGTTCGTCAGCCTCACCTGATAAACACCTCCCCTGCTACCTGAGGAAAAGCACCACGCCATGACCACGTTCCAAATCATCCAATCATCACGCGTTGATGGTTATGGCGTGGTGCAATCCC